TCGCACTCACCAACCTCTTGTATCGAGGTAGTTCGTCCATCAACATCAACAGTAAGAGTGCAGAGGCAACCAGTAAGAGTACCATCAGCATCCCTAACAACATCATCAATATGAAAATCATATGGCCCCAATATTCCTAATAAAAACTGTGTAACTATCCCGTGTGGCACATACACTGCTGCGAACTTGCCCGGTTTAGTTTCCACATACCGATCTGAAAATGGAGTAGCTAACTTAGATAGCTGACTCATAGTATTCTCCTTTTGTTTTAAGTATTTCGCTTACCGAATCTCCCATTGTGATTTCACATAGTGAACGATGGGAGCAATAGTTACATTCCCAAGGGAGTTCTTCATCATTCCAAAGAGCCCTGAGTCCTTCAGGTATTTCGTCAGTAGCTAAAGAAGTTCCAGCTTGTAACGCTTCTTCAGACATAACAAAGTTTGTGATCTGCCTTAACGTCGCACCACTCTGCTCGACAACATCGTCGATATCTATTATCCATTCAACCATGTCACCGGCACGGGCACTATCTTTCCACTTGCCCGGCGTAGCATCAGTACACACATAAATTATGTGAATGAAATTGTATTCCAATCCCATAGCATACGCAGCAGCTTGTAATAGATGTTCTTCTTTGGGACCGTCACGTCGAGCCATTCGAAACCCGTAGTTTCTCATGGTTTTTATTTCGATAACTACCCGTTGGCTGTTGTTATCTGTGTAGATACCATCAGTGTGACCTGATCTCATGTACTCCGGTAATGAAACAGGTACTTCAGCAATGAAATCTTTAAAGAGTTCACTTTGTTGCAGAGCACATTGGATTTGGTGATGCAACGTGTTACCAATTTCTCTAGCCACCAACCCATTGGCAGCATTGTCATAGTTCACTGTCGAAGCTGGTAGCTGGAGCCCATCGTAGATTTGTTTTCTGATGCATGATCCGACACTCGAAGCTCTAAGAAAAGACCCATCTGCTGTGGGTTTTATCTCATCAGCCATGCCGAGATCAGCTATAGCCCATCGAGCCATCTCTATCTCTTGCATAGTTACCTTTCTCGTATCAGTTTATCAGTTACCGTGGTTCATGTTGCCCGTCAGTATTCATTTCGGTAAAGATTTCTCCGCAACAAGCATCTCCGCCGTTGACAGTTTCGAACCAGAGATTGGCAGCGCTATCCCACGAAATACGGATACCACAATGTTTACAGGTAAAAGTTACTTGTCGCATTTTAATTTCCTCTCGCTTCATCTATCTTCTGGTCCCAGTACATAGACTCAGCGTTCTCTTTGGCTTGCAGCATTTCCTGGTACTCCTCATCATCAAGATCTGCATAAGGATCATCAGGTGGATCTATACAAAAGTATTCCATTATTGTTCCCACTTTTCTCCATCGACAGCCAAGATTTTTACCTCTCGTTGTTCACTAGCAGCGAATGTCCAATGGTCGTTGAACTCTGGTAGATCATCAGTCATACACATGTTGTGAACTAGATCAGCAGCTTCTTCGAGATCAGCTTGTTCTTCCTCGACTGTTACTAACCAATACAAAGTTTGTGCTACTTCAACTTCAAATGTCCGTGTCATCCTTCTCCTCCTAACTCTTGATCGGGAACATAACTATCATGCTCCCAATACTCGTAGTAATACTCAGGTGTGCTTCGCCATAGATACTGTGGACCTGCATGTCGTTCCTTACGTTTCGACAACCGAGTCTCCTGCCTATTGCATGACCCACACACAACAGGCTCAATCATTCCAGCCTTCTGCGCTCGCTTCATCAATGGACCTAAGAGGCGAGCATTATCTAACTTGGCTCCCATCTTTTTTAATTCAATGTGAACTTCATCAGTAGTCCATGTTTTCCAAGGACCATTTTTGATGACACATTTCTTGATCGCCATTTTCGCAGTAAATTTTTGAGATGATTTAGCATAGGTTTCTACTATCGCCATGCCCCGGTCACGTTCTTGTTGACCACTCATGCATCCACCAATACCTTCGCTGCCTTCTCAGTCATCGGCAGCTTCCCGAACATCACGTTTGCTTGATGTCTGCGAGTACGATCTCGGCTGCTCTTAATACCTTTAACTGATTTATCTTTTTGTTCCCACGCTTGGACAGCCATGAGTGCACCCCACTTAGTGTTACGCACACCAGCTATGTCTTCATCAATATGAAACCGATTGTTTAAATCAGCTTTAGTGTTAGACCATCGAGTCAGCTTGTTGTAATAACCCTGATGATTTTGTTTACCATCTGTGAAAGCCGGTGCTTCTGGGTTGAATGATGGCATGGGTCCAATCAAATCAACAACTAACTGATCCCATTGCTGATCGACAAACTCTTGGTTAGCCATCCGCTCAATCTGTGCAGCATATTCTTTATGACGTTCGTAACCTGCACATAATTCAGTGACTGCTTCCTGCATCATGCCTTGCGGATCACCCATCTTCTTAAACTTGAAGACAGCTTTCGCATCCAAAATATTCCACTTAAAAGTATTCGCACAGACAACGGCTGTTGCTGATTGACTAGCTATCAGTGGCACATGCTTGTCGTGACCATTGCCAATGTTGAACATCGACTCGACCTTCGACCAACCCGGTATCTCTATCCCTTCCTTGAACTTTAGAGACACATAACCAACAGCACCATTATCGTAGGTACCAACCGATTCAATAGTCTCCACTAGCCCAGTGTCGATGAGTAAACCTGTTAGTTCATCAGCCATAAACCGATGTTGAACTATCTGGTATCGACTACTTATTTCAGCATGAGCATACGGATAGTTGACCATCTTCAAAACATTTCTGCCTTCAAGAATTTCCTCTACCCCATGATGCTCAATGAATATGGGTGCACGTTCCACCTCTGTCCAGTCGAAAGCTTCACGAGCTTTCTCCCAAGTGATGTGACCTACATTCCCTAACTTATGCCAAGGAGTCAACGCATACAAAGCGTGCTTGGCATCTAACTCTGTCATCCTATGTGACATTTCATTTCTCCTTTATTGAGATCTTCGGGAGAGAGGAACTTGTCATCTATCAGGGAGCCAAGTTCCCCTCTCCCTTTCTTGCAGCTAATCAGGCCATTCCGTTCCAACGATCCCTTCGGCATTCGTGGTCCGGCCATCTGATTAACCACGTGCTAGAAGCGTCGACCTTTCCACATTTCTTCGGTCACGCCTGCGTCCAATAATTTGATTGCCATTTGTTTGGCACGTTCTTCAGCTTCACGTTCCATGTCGTCAAGCATTGCCCCAATGTCATCATCAATCATGTTGTACAAAACAAGCAATTCAAAGTGACCGCCCCGGTCTTCATTAAATTCTTTGTATTCTGTGATGTCATTGAGTCGTTGCTCAATGTATTGCTTTACCCCTTCAGCGGTACTGCAATCTGGTATCCGTATTGTTCTTTTAGTTGCCATTGTTACCTTTCTGATGGGTGTGTATTTCCCCATACTGTTCGACCGTTTTGTTCGATAAGTTTCCCATCTTGAAATAGCCAGCGATAACGCATCCCGTCCTCACCTAACCATTCCATCGACGGATCATCAGACCAAGGTGTTGAAAGAAACGGAGCTAGTGTCTTAAAGAAATCCAGTTCAGCACCCATCTTGTTATCAAAATGGTCGATGCTTAACGCACTATCTCCCCAAAAACATTTCGTAGGTCTGGGCTCGATGTGTTCGTGACCTTCTCGGTAATGCCATGCACAACAATGCTTTTGGTCTTCGTCATGTAACCGTGTCTCAAATCCTAAGACTTCTAAGATTGCAGATAGGTCTTCACAAACAGATGTGTCGTGATAATTCCACGGCATCCAAGGCCACCACTTATCAGGGTGCGGTGTATCTTGTTTCGTGATAGTTCCAGACACACCCTTCTTACCTGTGTCTTTATAATTCATTTCACGCAATGCTTTATCGGCGGCTTCTTGTTGATCCGCTTCGATCTGGACATTGCTGTATGTCATTTTAACGTAGTATCCCACGTTGTTCCCTCTTTCTAGTCGTTACATATCAGTTTACATTAAATAAGATTCAATGCCAAGGCGCATTGTTGTTTAACAACCCCATTACCCAAAACTTTTAGAGCTTTCGCTCGACTCTCAACGAGATCACAAACCCAGCCCTGGTCACAGCCCATCATCCACTCAACAAAATGAGCAGACAGTTTCCCATCCGTCACTGGTGACGGCGCTTCCCGTCCAAGGATATGTTCCCATCGACGGATCGCTAACTCGTAGTCTCCCCACTCAACCGTGCCAACGCATTCTCCAGATTTTGTGGTTGATCCAATGGACGGGGCCAGATATTCATGTTGCGACCTTCCCCATTCTGCGCTCGGGGTGTCGGCAAAGTCTTGATAACCCCAGCCAACCTCCTCTTTTCGGCCATCTTTTCGTAGTTGCTGTTCGGACCAACGTCTTTGTAGTCTCGTGCCGTCGGTGTTGGCAACGATGAATAATCTTTTTCTTTGGTGAGGAGCACCGGCATCTGAAGCTCGTAGAGTTCCCCAGCGCACGAGATACCCCATGCTGGCAAGATCTCTAATGACGGCGGTTCCTCCGAGAGTAAGGTGCCCTGAGACATTCTCCAATACGGCCCATCTGGGTCGAGAAACGCTAATGGTGTTGGCAATGTACGGCCAGAGGTGTCGTCCTTGTGTGTCATCTTCACCCTCCCTACGCCCGGCCAAGCTCCACGGTTGGCAAGGATATCCTGCTGTGATTATGTCTACATCAAAGGTAGTGTCTCCCAATAGAGTGAGATCACCTATCGGTTCTGCTTCGGGAAACCGAGTGCCCATGATAAGGCACGAGGTTTGGTCAATGTCAGACCAGTAAACAGTCTGAGCATTGAAGTGTTCTTCGACTGCGAGATCGAGGCCACCGTAACCAGAACACAAACTTAATATCTTCATGTGTAAGGGTAACCAAAGTTAGATACTTTTTTGTTTGCGACTTCCATCCAAAAATCTTGGTCTTTAAGTTTCATTAAACGCCCCCGTTCTTTGGATGTTTCTTGTGCTAACTCGATTGCCCGTCGCTTAACATGATTCTTTAAACAATGACACCATGATACTTCACAACCACCCCAAAAATGGTCGTTCCTATCATGTATGTTTGTCATATTTCCAGGTACTCGCTGCTGAAACTGATGACAGGTAGAACACAAGACACGAGGCCGTAAAGTTTTCTGTCGATAAGCATCGACACAATAGTAACGACAAGAATTTTTAATATGATTCCACTGTCGTTTACGCAACCACATAAGACGTTTCATCCGTGGAGACTCAACAACAATGGGGCTCCTAACCTTAACCATCTTGTGTCTCTAAGAATTTATTTATTCTATCTTGGAGATTCTTTGTAGCAGGAGAAATGTCTTCAGCAGTTAGCGTAGTCGGTTGCTTGTCGCCAATCTTAATGAAGTTGGTGAAGGGAAAACCAAGCGGCCCTTTACCTTCAAACCTTCGACCCTTAATAAATTCGGGCTCGATATCAACTTCAATTTTTTCTTTGAACTTAGCGACAACAGTTCCAGTTGCACCAACAATGTATTTAGGTGACATATTTCCAATCACCCTTATCCTGTCACCAATTTGAACCTGTTGATACAGCTTCCACTGCCTATCCTTAACACGTTCAGCTAACTTATGTAGCCGTTCATCATCGAAGGAACCTTGGTGCACATGTTCCATGATTGTTTCGTATAGGTCCTCTAAAGCAGACCCTTCTTTAAATGATGGCATGATGCCCTTTCTTGTAGCAGTTAGTTGGGTAAATAAAACCCGGTTTCAGTTCGTTGCATACACCAACTCCGGTGTTGGGGTGGTGTTTCGTTAAGACTTGGGGTAAGTCGACCAAAAAAAGGGAGCCAAGCGTGACTTGCACGCCTGACTCCCAATTTCCTGGTGCGGCTTAGGCCCAGTCGGTGGGTGCTGCTGCACCTGCCTCGCCGCTGACGTTCTCGTCATTCTGACCTTTTTCGACCTTACCCTCACGGGTCTTAGCCAACTTCGGTGCGGCGATCTTCCATTGGTAGTCGTTGATTAGCTGGTACATCCGCTGACGTTCAAGTGTTGCTTGTTCGTCCCAATCGGCGTTGAGCTTTACCAACTGGTGGATACGGTAGCGACCTTTCATGTTGTCGCCAGACTTGACCATGTGGACCTCGTAGTACACGGGGCCGTCTGTCCATTCGTACTTCATAATGAACACACAACGACCCTGGTTTTCGTCGTCCCGTGCACGTGCTCTGCGGTCCTCCGGCGTCGACGAACCGGCGCTGCTTAACATGTGGACTGCTTTCCAGTGTGCTTGTTCCAACACTGGGTACAGGTAGGTGTTGTTGAAGTGCGCTTGCGCTTCTGTCACCTCGGACTGTGGAACCTTGTTGTTTCCCCAGTCATCCATGATGTTTAGTATTGCCCTGTCGTCATGCCGAGGCGGATTGTCACCCGTGTAGAGAGTGATGGCCTTTCCCGGTCTGCTGTTGTCTAGGTCTTCCCATGCTGACTTGATCGCATCGACCCAGTGGCTTTCAGTAGCGTGGACGCTGTTATGCCCTGCGTTCTGCTGTTGGGCATCCACCATCTCGCCGGTATGTACTGATCTGGTTTTTGTTGTTGACATTGTGATTACTCATTTCTTTTTCGTTAGGAGCAGAGTTCCTCTACTCAGTTAAGTGTCCAAACAGGCAGACCGAGTGGGCGAGGGGTCAAGATCCCGAAGCCGCCGAATCAGTTGTGTTACGAAGCGAGGTTCTTCGTAACGGAACTGACACATCTGTGATGTGGGCGGTCGGCCCTCGGTTGGGCCGAGGCTCTCTTGACGCAGCGGCCACCGGTCTGCCTATTCCATCATCAATTTCCCAAACCCACGGGGTTTAGGAAATTTATGACACCCGGCCACTGAGGTGGCAAATCCGCTCGCTTGCGGATTTAGGGTGCTCTCGACCGCCCGACCCAAGTCGGGTGGTTCTCGCTTCCACGTTCCCTGCGTGGAAGTGGATCGCTCCGATCCATCGAGAGTGGTTGTTACGACACTGAGAACCCCAGCAAGAGCCAAGCTCTGCTTGGGTAATCACGGCTTAACGCCGTGATCTCGGCGTACACGTTTCGACAGGAATGCACCGTG